CAAGAAAAATAATGTCTGAAAATGTAAAGCATCCAAAACATTACACAAAAGGAATTGAAATGTGGGATTATGCATATTCTCAAGGTTTGGATTTTTTTGAAGGAAATGTAATTAAGTATGTAACACGATGGCGCCACAAAAACGGTATTGAAGATTTGTTAAAAGCAAAACAATACTTAGATAAACTTATAGAAAATAATACAAAAAAAGTTGCAAAATAATTTTTTTATCTCGGAAATTTTGCGTATATTAGTAGTATAATAATGACAATAAAAACACCAAAAGATTTGGCAATACAAGCAAGAAAGCAAGGCAAGACAACAATATCTTATAGTCAATTAAATATGTATAAAAGTTGTCCTCTGCAATGGAAGCTTGCATATTTAGACAAAATACGAGATTTTGAACCTAATATGTTTTTGGTTTTTGGTACTGCAATGCACGAGGTACTTCAAAAATATATACATATAATGTATAATGATTCTATAGTATCAGCTGATAAACTAGATTTACACAAGATGTTATCAGATAATATGTCAGCAGAATATACGTTACGTGTAAAGGAGTTTGACGGCAAGCATTTTAGCTGCAAGGAAGAAATGGAAGAATTTTATTTAGACGGTATAGAAATATTAGACTATTTCAAAAGAAAGCGTGGAGCATATTTTTCTAAAAAAAATACAGAATTGGTAGGTATAGAAATGCCTATATTACATGAGGTAGAAAACAACGACAAGTTAATGGTTATGGGCTTTGCAGATTTGGTTCTAAAGGAAGGTGACAGATTAAAAATTATAGATATTAAAACATCTATTTATGGTTGGAAACCTAAAAAGAAAAAAGCAGAAGGTGACCAATTAAGATTATATAAAAGATATTTTTCAAAACAATATGATGTTGATGAAAGTCTTATAGATTTGGAATACTTTATTGTAAAACGTAAACTATATAAGAATTTAGATTTTCCTCAAAGGCGAATACAAACATATTTACCTCCTGCAGGAAAGCCTTCTATGAATAAAACAACAAAGTTATTAAACGAGTTTATTTCAAATGCATTTACAAAAGATGGTAAACGAAATAAAGAAGGTAATTATCCAGCTTATAAAACAGGTTGTACATACTGTCCTTTCAAAACTAGACATGATTTATGTCCACCTAAAAATAGAGTTGCAGTATGAAAATTGCAATAATTGGAAGTAGAGAATATCAAAATTTTAGAAAAGTTAAAGATACAATATTTTCTTTAATGCAAAAATTTAATGATTTAACAATTGTTTCAGGAGGCTGTGAAAATGGTGCAGATAAGTATGCAAAAAAGTATGCAATAGAGCTAGGTTGCAATTATATTGAATTCAATCCAGCACATACACCTAAAAACCTTTATTCAGCATTATCAGAAAATTACTACGGGAAAAAATATGCCCCTAAGAACTTTTTTCATAGAAATAAAATGATTGTATCATATTCAGATTATATAATAGCTTTTATACCAAATGGAGCAGCATCAAAAGGAGCGGAGCATACAATTAAAGAGGCAAAAAAAATAAATAAAAAAGTCGTAATTATTTCGTAATAAAAATATATAAGTATATATTTATATATTGAACAGGAGAATTAGTTATGGCAAAACAAAAATTAACATCAGTTAAAGTTGACGAAGATTCTTGGAATAATTTTAAGAAAATGTCAATTGACGAAAAAATTACATTTCGACAGTTAGTACATGTATCGATCGACGAATTTATTAACAATAAAAGTTTTAGAAAAACAATAAAAGAGAAGGTTACGACAAATGGCAAAAAAGAAAATATTACTATTATCAGATGATATAAGAGTTCATTCAGGTGTAGGAACAATGTCACGAGCAATTGTTACCGGTACATTACACAAATATGATTGGATTCAATTAGCAGGTGCAATATCACATCCAGAACTTGGTAAGGTATCTGATTTATCTAATGATTTAAGAAAACAAACAGGTGTACAAGATGCTGTATGTAGATTATACCCTGTAAATGGTTATGGTGACCAAAACGTATTAAGACAAGTTCAATCTATAGAAAATTGTGATGCAGTAATGCATTTTACAGACCCAAGATTTTGGGGTTGGTTATATGCAATGGAGCATGAATTAAGAGACACTACACCTTTAATGTATTATAATATTTGGGATGATTTACCATTCCCTCATTGGAACGAGCCGTTTTATGAGTCTTGCGATGCTTTAATGGCAATATCAAAACAGACATATAATATAAATAAACATGTTTGTCAAAGAAAGCCTAGAGTAGAAGGTGTCGACTTGAATTATGTACCACACGGTATAAATGAAAAAGAATTTTTTCCAGTAGACGAAAATAACGAAGAATTTCTAAAAGTTAAAAAAGATTTACTAGGAAATAGAGATTTTGAATTTGTTGCATTCTTTAATAGTAGAAATATAAGAAGAAAAGGTATATCCGATTTAATATCTGCATTTTCAGCATTTACAGAAAAATTAGATGACGGCGGTAAAAAATGTGCACTTGTACTACACACAGACCCAGTAGATGAACACGGTACAGATTTACCTAAAGTTGCAAACGTAATTGCACCTGAAAGAAATATTATATTTAGTAATGCAAAGGTTGCACCTAATATAATGAATTTCTTGTATAATTCTGCCGATGTATGCTGTAATCCATCATCAGCTGAAGGATTTGGACTTAGTCACATGGAAGCTTTAATGTCTGGAGTTCCAACAATAGCAACTGTATTAGGTGGTTTACAAGACCAAATGGGATTCAAGGTTGAAGGCGAAGAACTTTCTATAAAACATTTTACAGAAGACGTACCAAGTAATAGTACAGGACTTATATCAAAAGAGCATGGAGAATGGACATATCCAATGTATCCTCAATTAAGTTTACAAGGTTCACCTCCAACTCCATACATTTATGATTCAAGGCCTTCGATAGATGATATACAAAAAGGTTTAGAATATTGGTATAATATGAGTAAAGAAGAAAGAAAAAGCAAAGGTTTAGCTGGTAGAAAATGGGCTATAGAAAATGGATTTACACAAAAGGGTATGTGTAATGCAATGATTCATGCAATAGACTCATGCTTTGATAGCTTTCAGTCTAGACAATCTTACAAACTTATAGACATGAATAAAGAAAAACCAGTATACCCAATAGGAGCATTAAAATAATGAAACCAAAATTAGTTATAAGCTGTCCAGCTTCTAGTAGAAGTGGATATGGCGACCATTCAAGAGACTTGATAAGAAGTCTTATTGCAATGGATAGATTTGATATAAAAATTATGGACCAACCGTGGGGTGGATGTCCACGAAATTCATTGACAAATGATGATTTAGATATTTACAAATTGATAATGACTCAGCCAATGCAAGAACAGCCTGATATTTGGATTCAGGTAACAGTACCAAATGAATTCCAAAAAGTAGGAAAATATAATATTGGAATAACAGCAGGTATTGAAACTACCCAAGCAGCACCTCAATGGGTCGAAGGATGTAATAGAATGGATTTAGTTATTGTACCTTCAAAGCATTCAAAAT